ATGTGCCCTAAAACAAGAAAAGGAGCTTCCTTACACGAAGTTATCAACTACACGTTACCCAAGTTACACACAGGAAAAAATTGGTATGTCGATTTTCTATGCTACGACCCGGTAGAAGGTAAAATGCGACGCAAAAAGTACATGCTTGATTCCATAAAATCACAATCAGCACGCAAAAAACAAGCTGCCGAAATTATAACCAACTGTACCAATCGTCTCCGATCAGGATGGAATCCATGGGCTGAAGCATCAAACTCACGCCAATATGCCGAGTTCTATAAAGTATGCGAACTCTACCGTAAATACCTTAATAAATTGACCAGCACTTCAGCACTGAAAGCAAAAACAAACATTGATTATCAATCGCGACTAAACATGTTAATGGATTACAATTCCAGCTTAGCCATACCTATTATATATATCTACCAATTCAATCAAGCATACATTAGTGACTTCCTCGATTACATATTATTGGATCGAGATGCATCCCCCCGGACTCGTAACAACTACCGAGTATGGGCTTCAGCATTTTGCAGTTGGCTAATTGAGAAACAATATTTAGAAAATAATCCGGTGGAAAAGATTAAGAGTTTAGCAGAAGAAATAAAATTCCGATCAGCCTTAAGCAAAGAGGACCTGCTTCGAATGAAGGATTACCTTGAAGAAACAAACAAATTCTATTTACTCGCATGTAGAATGGAGTATTACACTTTTATACGCCCCGATGAACTAACAAACATTCGCCTACAGGATATCAATATCAAAGAGCAGCGGGTATTCATTGCATCATCGATATCAAAGAACCGTAGAGATGGAATGGTAGGACTTAACGACGAACTAATAAAACTGATGATTGAGCTTGGTACATTTGATAATCCTTCCCACTATTTTTTGTTTGGTCGAGATTTTAAACCAGCGGAGAAGAAAGCAGATGCCAGAATTTTCCGAGAATACTTTGCCAAGATACGAGCCCTTTTAAGCTTTCCGAAGAATTATCAATTTTATTCATTAAAGGATTCTGGAATCCGCGACCTGGCCAACGCTGAAGGAATTGTTATTGCAAGAGATCAAGCACGACATTCAGACATATCGACTACCAACCAATATCTGAAAGGTAATAACTTAGCTGTGCATGAGGAAACCAAGCATTTCAATGGTTCCATCTAAAATCTACATGGAAATATTGTACATGCTATTATTTATAAACTACTGTCCTACCGTCCTACATAACAAGCAAGATCGTTTTTCAACTTTTTTTCGATCTAATTGTTATATTAGTATAAATCTTAAATACGCATTACCAACTATACGGTATGAGTATAAACCAATTATCCATTCCTCTTTCATACCGTACATTCCGCCCAGCCTGAGAAGGTTGGGCGAAATTACATTTACCCTACCAATTCTTCATACAGTACCTCCATAAAATCGGCACTTTTCATTGATCCGGGAAAGATCATATTTTTACCGTTATAGGGCATACACAGGTCAAGATTATAGCTCTCAGCGGTATTGACATTCAGAATTTCATCGAACTCTTTCTGAGTGAATTTCTTTTCTTCCATCTCCACCTCTTCATCCAACTTCTCAGATTTGAAGTTAGTGACCTCTTCCATATACTTGTTGAAAATTGGCATGAAAGCTTCATGCTTGTCGTATTCCTCTTGGGTGAGGGCAGATTTTAGCATTTCAGGAGTAAGGTTACGAATGTCCTTATCTCCACGAGCCTTGTTTTCCAGTTCGTCGATTTCCTGAAGTTGTTTATCATAACCTTCCGGCTTCAGTCCTTCACGGGCTTCTTTTACATCCTCTTCAAACTGTTTGCGAAATTTGCCGTAATAAATACGGGTCATCATCACTTTAGATTTGAGCTCTGCCGACAGTTCCTTATCTTTATAAGCAAGAAGAACGGCTTTCAGGATAGATGCCTTCTTAATTGCATCACTGAGTTTCACTTTCACGATTTTCTTTTCTGTTTTTGTTTCTTGATTTTCCATTGATTCTGTTTTAATGTTATTCTACGATAGTGTTAAATATCATACCGGATACGGCCTGTTCAACAGCTTTCTCAAATTCGATGCCGGCTGTCAGAGCCTGGTCCCGTTCCGGTTCATTCTCCTCAGATGGATTGACCATATCGTTCAGTCTACGGGTAACCGTAAAGGAATACTTGAAAGGTGCCATGGCGTTCGAATCTGTTTTTTGTACGGAAGCGTCAATGCGCTTGATCCGTTTACTGTCGTTATAGACTTCGACCGTTCCGGATACTTTAAATCCGTTGATCTCTTTCTCCACTTTCATTGAAGTGGTTACATTACTGATTTTTGTTTCTTGATTTTCCATTATTCTAATTTATTTGGCTCTAAAGAAGATAGAACCGGATTGATAATTGTCTCCTAAGTATCTCGCTGTATAGTTTACATAGTTATTTTGAGAAGTCTGTACACGAGTAAATGATTGAGAGTTGAATGTATACGACTCTCCCTGTGACAGCATTTCTCCGATCGGAGCAGGAGATAAAGACTCACCCATACCACCGAGGAAAGCACCAATCGGATCAGACTCAAGGAATACTGAGAATCGGGCTTTCTCCCATGCTCCTTTAATAGACGTAAATGTACATTCCAAATGATATTCATTCGCAAAGTCATTAACGACCTTATAATCAAATTTAAAGCTGTTCGGTACAGGCTTGGCAAGGGTCTTGACCATGTAAGCTGTCTCTAAAGGACCCTGATTCATTGAAAACAGAGTCACATTTATACTACTGTAAGACTGCTCTGAAGCTTCAGCATAGGAAGCAACCATATAAACATCCACTTTACCGTCCGGCCAATTCGGAACATCCAACACCACTGCATATTCTTGTTGCTGCATCTCCATAACGGACCTGTTCAGTGTACGGAATCGAAGTTCTCCGTTTGCCTGATGCCTTACCACCACACCCATATAAGCCCTGCTGATATCAGCTATATTATTAATTGATATCTCAGCATTCTGCCTTAGCAGGATGGAGCATCTGAATTGCGAATTGGGATACAGGCCGGGGTCCGGATGCATCGAAAACAGATGTGGGGCTTTAGGATTATAGCCTGCATAATCTGAAATTCTCAACGGACTGCCGCTACCGCCGGGAAAATCCCATGACCAAGGAGACATGGGGGAACCCACAGCCGGAAGAGAGCCGGTCGGAGGAAGGATGATACCGAAATTCCCATTATCAGCTTTCCACCAGGCATCGGCATCCGTTACAAACTGTTTGTTGAATTTAACGGGCTTCTTCAAAGAGAAGATGTTCACATTCGCCCGAACCCCAAAATAATCGCTTGAGTTATCACCGACGCTACCACCGTTTGCGTTTAGGGTATCGCGGATATCCAGGTTAGTAAACCGATCAGGAATAACATTATAAACAGCCATCCTCACCTCCTTTCCGAAGGAAAGTAACACTGCCAGACAAAGCGATATCGCCAGTTTCACCGTTATAGACATAATCACCTTCAATTAGTTTTTCATACTCAAAATCCTCTTTCTTTTGTTGTAAGAAGATTTTACCCCCCCCCATTTTGTAACCATATTTTACAATAAGATTACCTTCAATAAATAGTTTTACTCTTTCCATATCATTCAAATCTAAAATAGCATGTAAAATGATAATAATCATTAGCAGGAAGGGCCGGAACATCCGGCATAGAGACCGGTGTTCTGAAGTTGACGGACTCACCTGCCATCCAGTCGTTTCCTAAGCGTGTCGGTGTAGTGGAAGATGTTATGCTTTGTGCTTTCTCGGCAACAGTAACACCGTCACTTGCACGGGTCGCAACGACTTTTACCGACTTTAAATAGTAATTATTGTCCAGTCTGCTTATTAAGCGGCCCTCTTGAAAGAGACTTCCGGAGTTGATAATCGCCGTACCGATTAAAGATATCTTTCTCGCTTCGATAATGCTGAGTCCAAGGATGCCGAACGAGTAAACATCGGCATGCGGGGTGACGATATCAACGGTCGATTCATCAAAGCCGTCCTCTGCGTTCAAGCTGTAATAGGATTGTGTCGTTTCACCCTGCCAGGATGGAACCTGCGATGTACAGATGAATACCTTTATCCTGACTCCCGTCTTATCTGATTTCAAGAGCTCGCAATCGGATATGTTCAGAGTTACCCCTCCATTGAAGATTGTAACCGAAAGCGTTTTAATAAGCGTCCGGGCTCCGTATGTGACAGCACATCCCAAATATGAATTAGATGGGAATATATCGGCCGGGACAACATTGTATGTTGAATCAAGTGATTTCAGCATCAACTTCACAACAGTGGCACTGCCGGAGGCAAGGATAAGTCCGGAGGGAAGCATGGTAGTGAATGGTACGGTAGCTTCCGGATTGTATCCGGCAAAATCACCGACACGCAGGTTGTACGATCCCTGAACAGGTATATCATAGGTGTAAGTTCCGGTCAGTAGCGCAATATCCGCTGCACGGGGGACATTGATACCGTAGTTTCCGGAATCGGCACGGAACCAGTTCGGGTCCTCCGTATTAAACATGATATTTCTTTTCACCGGTTTACGTTTGCTCCACATGTTAATGCGTGCAGCAGCAGAGAAATAGTTAAGCGAGTTATCGCCCACACTTCCACCATAAGCGTTCAGGGTATCGCGGATATCCAGGTTAGTAAACCGCTCAGGGATTCGATTATATACCGCCATTAAGCAGCCCTCCTTTCTAATTGTTCAATTCTGTTTCTCAATTTGATATTTTCCTTTTCCAAAGCATCCATTCTCAACTCCGTGTCCGACTTCCATTCATAGTCTGAAAGGAGATGATCCCGGAGGAACCGGGCTGCATGCACTGCGTATACATAAGCGCATACAGCATAGTCCATCGTTTTAAAGTTACTTGTCTCATGGGTCAGTTCCGGAAGGATCTGCTCGGTGTACTGAGCATAACCACCCACATGGAGAAGCCCGTCACGATCTCTCTTCTTGCTGTTCCAGCGGTAGTAGATAGTGGGTGAGTCTGCGATCTGATCCAATTGCAGGGTTACTTCACCCAGATAGGTTTTATAACGTGAGTCGGAACCCCAGGTTGAATAACCGGAGACATAGTGGTTACCGGTGAAACTCCAATTACCGCCGCCATAGTCCATGATATAGGATTTTCCAGAACTGGAATTGGTTGAGGTTGATGTTCCCCACCACCAGTACATGTGATCATTGGAGTGTACACCGATACCAAAGGTATTGTCAGAAGCCCTCACTTCTATTCCTCCATGGTCTGACCTGCCCTGGAATACAGCATACACATTAAAACCTGATGCGCCTGAGCCGCCATAAATTCCACTTACAGCAAGCCCACCATTAGTACTCAGGTGACCACCGGCATAAATCCTGCCACTTGCGTTAATACCTCCGGCGGTATGGATGGCATCGGAAGAGGTGCTGCCTACATAGAACTGTTTACCATTATAGACACGTACCCAGGTCGAATCTGTCATGTGAATGCCACCGCCATAGGATTCACAATAGAATCCGTTACTTCCGCCGGCCCTGACCCAACCGACAGAATATATATCAGAGGTAGTGCTAATTCTTCCGTTTGCATTTAAGGTACTGCAAGTCCAGGCGGCAGAAGAATGGTTTGAATTATAGCCGGTCCATATATGGTACATTGTGCCATAACTTGTAGCGTGATATTTTTGACTGCTTATATAAATAAGAGGAGCACCGCCCCTTGAGAAATGCAAAGCACACATATCCGGAACATCAGTACCACCATATCCATTAATCCATAAAGTATCGCCCCAATACGAATCAGGATTAACGCCTGTCATAGCTACTTTGACCCCCATACTATTATTGAAGTAGGTTTGAGGATTCGCCTGTTGTCCGCCGACATAGTTCGGAAGTATAAATGTGGCAGATGCAGAATTACCCATAAAGTGATTACCCCATATATAATTCCATTTACTTGCACTTCTGCCTAAATCATAAGTGTTGTCTGAATAAGGAGATATAGTGCCGGATATATTAATAGTATTATCAATATAATATGGTCTGTTAGCATTGTTCGTTATATGAACATAGCTTGTATTTTGACTACCTATTCTTATCTCGCAACCATTAACATTACTGTATAACCAGCCTCCATTGGCATAAAAAGAACCTGCGCTGACAGTACCGCCGGTACTCCCTCCTTGAACTGCAAATGTCCAACCTCCTGCACCATCAAGCCTAAGACTTCCGGCATATACTCCCGGCTGATGGAAACCAATACCAGGCTTAACTGTATTAGCTGTTCCATTTCCATTAACCATAAGCCCCAAGCCATTATAGTCGTTGTTGCTTGCTTCTCTGAATGTTACATTATGAAAACGGGCATCAGTATAGCCCCAGTTACCAACATCCTTATTATTAGAATAACATCTAATTCTTCCATCTTCTATCTGATGTAAACCGGAATCATTGTCCCCAATAGCAAGTGAAATACTTGGTGCATCTCCACTTTTTCTATTAACAAATAGTTTACCATCACTATCCATAGTCATTTTAATACCAGCATCTGAATACCACCAATCAAATGACCATTGATTCCTAATACCAGCACCTACTGTCCAAACAGGTTTATCCCCTGTAGGGTTTACATTATTATAATATCCAATAGAACATTCTGAACCACTTCTATTAACTACAGCAAATTTACCATAAGAACTTCCACTATATCTAACAAATACTCCTTCATTATTATTTGCTCCAGGTCTAATTTCATAATTACCTGTTTGTCCTGCTAAACCAGCAGTAGTACCAGATAAACCAGTATCGACTATTTTACCATTAGTATTATATCTTGTAAATGCCCAAGCGTTGTCTTTAGCTTTAATCTCTAAACCTTTATTAGCAGATGTAAATAATCCACAAGGTGTACTGGTATTATATAATATAATATCACTTCCAAGTTCAACAATAGAATTTTTTATTTCAGCGTTAAATACTTCTCCACTCTGAGAATTGAAATACTTGACATAAAACGGTAATCCTGTAGAACTTATATCATATATAAGAGTTTTAATATTATCTAAACTTGCTGCTCCTGTCCATTTAAGACCACAATATTTAACTCCACCATAAGTAAAAGTACATAGTTTAGGAGCATCTTCATCTGTAGATACTCCAAATCCATTATATATAACTCCTGCATAAACATTAGTAGTACTATATTTCTTCATAACACTAAAGTTTACAGAGCCATTGCCATATATACCATTTCCTCTTCTGTAAAACATGGTACCGCTTGCATAATTATATTCAGAATCAGCAGGACTAAGTTTACATAAAGCAACTACCCACCACCCATAGTCTGAATATATATTTTGTCCCTCAAAGTAAGGAGTTGCAACTTTATTACAATCTTCGAGAAAAGCTATACCTTTCCAATCAGTAGCCCAAGAAGAACCTTTGCCATCTCTATAATATAATCTATTATTAGTGTTATCTGTTGAAGAAGGCCCAACAAGTTCCCAGGTAGCATAACCTTCTCCCCAACCTTTCACATGAATACCTGACCACCAGTTAGATGATGGCATGCCGGACATATGAAATAAGCCACTAATATTATAATTATCATAAGAGGTTGGAAGTATTGTGTCATTTCTTCTATCAATAACTCTTAAGTAATTAGATTTACTTGAATACTGAATACTGTTTTGGTCACCACCATACGCTAATGCATAAAGGTTGGAATCCACACTACCATCGGCCTTGAGAAATTGTGATGCGGTTCCATTAGGTGTTTTCTGATATAAATCAGGCAGTGTGATGACCCCGTTAGCCGCTTCATAGAGTGTGCCGTTCAACATTATGTTTCCACCACCGCCACTTCCACCGCCACCGATAACGGAAAGTTTGCCACCTTCTTTCGATAGAGTGGCCGGGTCGTAAGGTAGCAGGTCGAGAAGGGTCGGAGCTGTATAATCGCCCACCGCATTCCAGGTTGTGCTACCTGTGATTAACAGGTTACCATCCAGTTTCCAGACTTTATGTGTCGGATCGTAATCGAGCAGGCCACCGTTTACTTTCAGTCCGCCGGTGAAATTCTTTTCACCGGTAATCTCCTGAGCACCGGCAAGGGTGACGAAGGTATTCAAACGATTCTGCAAACCATTGATTTTGCTAATCTCTAAAGTGGGGATATCAGAGGCTATCAACCCTGATGCGGACGTTGCGCGACCATAAGCGTCAACGGTGAGTTTAGTGTATGTACCGGCCTTTATTCCGGAAGGAGAAAGGGACAAGGTACGATCCGCAGACAAATCACCACCCCCGGAAAGACCGGTGCCGGCAATAATGCTACGGGTTTTATCCGCTTTGACAGATAGAGCAGTAGCAAGGGTATCCATTTCGGAGAATCCGGCCAGGAACGCTTCAAGTTCCTTCCATTTGTTGATTGTCGAGTCGGTATCTGATCCGGTGAGAAAGGTAAGCAGGGTATTGGCTATCTCTGTAACATTGCGATATCCTTCCGTAGCTGGAAGACCGGCTCCTTTCAGGGCATTAAGGTTCGTATTTACAAAGTTCTCTGTTGCATATCCGGCAAGAGCTGTACCCAGATGTGATTTGTCGATCTGTTGAGAACCACTTTTCAAGAGTGCGGTCCACATGGCGGATTCGTCGAAGCTTGAACCGGCACTGCCGATTACTGACAGCCGGCCACCCTCTTTTGACAGGGTAGCCGGATCATAAGGCAGCAGATCAAGAAGGGTCGGAGCTGTGTATGTTCCATTGTCCCAGCCGAAAGTGATGTTACCTGAGATCAGCATATTACCGTTCAGTTTCCAAACTCTTTCGGTCGGATCGTAATCGAGCAGGCCACCGTTTACTTTCAGTCCGCCGGTGAAATCTTTTTCACCGGTAATCTCCTGGGCACCGGCAAGGGTTACAAAATTCTCTCTGACGAAGGTCTCCGTAACGTAGCCGGTAAGAGCGGAGGAAGTGATATAGCCTTTATCTGTGACAAATTTCTCTGTCGCATATCCGGCAAGAGCACCGGACAAATGTGACTTGTCGATCTGCTGAACACCTTCTTTACCGAGGACACCCCACATGGCCAATTCATCGAAGTCAGAACCTCCACCTCCTAACACAGTAATTACCCCATCCTTCCAGCCCAAAGTCTGCTGATCCAAAGGAATCTCTTCAAACATGGAAGGAAGATAAGGAGTATCACCATGCCCAAAAACAGCATACCTTTCAAGTACAAGTGGATAATTCGTATGCAAGTACTCTTGTCCATCAGGAGATCTTTTCTTCGTGAAGTAGGAGTCAGGAACTTCTTCCTTAGTAAGAAACCTATTATCAGCTTCCAAGGCAGAGTAAGCATTTTCTTCAGTTGGAGGAGTCTTATCATTCCTTCTTATTAAGTATATCTGCTTACTCCAAGCAGCATTGTATTTTGCGTACATTCTATTTGAGATATATTCTTCCAAAGCACCTGCTGTGGTAGTATTCCATTCTTCTGAATAAGGTTGCTGGACAGGAAATAGTGCCCCCTCAGTTAGTGATAAGCGAGAAAATTCAACAAGTCGAGGGGGCACCGTAAAAGAACCGACTTCGGGTACTGTAATATTAAGTACTTCAGTAGGAATATCAGTTCTGGGAAGATTCAATAATGGGCGAGCGTCTGCATAACGATAAGTAAACGTGTAATGACTCGGAAGTTCTCGGTCAGTATAAGTAACATTACTTTCTACGACAACTATGCGTCGCAAAGCAGAACCTGAATAAATATACTTCACCTCAGAAGGAAAGAAATCAAGTAACCACTGCCGTTCTTTCCGATTAAGATGCCCTGTATTTTTTTGAAATTTCCGTTCTGTGTCTACCCGATACTCAAAAGCTATATCTTCAACTTCCGCAATATTATGTGTGTGTTCACCTATAAAATCAGTTGTACCATAAGCACGAAAAGTATCAATTCCTCCAAGTGAGTTTTCGAATAGAATCCATTGCTCTTGCTCCGAGCGCATATCGGATGCATAATACCGTTGTATATATGTTAAACGCTCTGAAGAGTTGTTTTCTATCCAAACATCATAATAGGCAGGTAGTTTATGCCCCAACCGACCTGCAACTATCGCATATTGCAATGGAATAGTATAGGCATTACCGGAAGCAAAGGTGTATAGTTCAAGATCTTGCTGTGAGATCATATTTCCAGAGCTATCAGTAAAATAGGCACGGAGTTTTGCTTTGCAAGGGAGGATTGCATAGTAAGTAAGAAATTCCGGGGAATAATATGTAACTGGCTTAACCGAAGGTTGCCAAGAAAGGAAGTTTTGTGTGAGAAAATTAGAAGTGGTATCCGTAAGCCTATCGACTCCAGCACGAACAACACGAAAATTGACCTCTGTACCATCAATAACAGCTGTAAAGGTGGCCGCTAAAGAAGGTTGGACATAAACCGTTGAAGACTCTTGAAGCAAGAAAGAAAGACGGGCATGAACAATATCACGAATATCAATAGTAATATACCCATCCTGTCCAGGAGCATAACGATGTGATAATATCTCCTCAGAGCCTTGTCTTAACGTAAATAAGACCGGGCTTGCTGAATTTATACGAAACGGAGCAATATTACCACTCAAAGAAAGCACATCAGGTTGTTGAAGAATCGTCATAGCAAATATTTTATGTAACAAAAATAAGAGTGAGAAACAAAAATGAAAAGGACAAAAAATTCTCAAGTCGGACGAGAATGATCCGAGTCAGGAGTTGAATATAATACAGGAGTAAGATACCAGTCAACTTTATAATATACTTTAGAATTCGAACCTCGCTCTACGTAATAGTGTGCATATTCCCGATGATAATAATTACCTCCTTGATTATATTGCACCTCAGTTGGTGGCATTGGATAAATAGCAGGAAGAGGGGATGCTCCCCGAGGATCGAACTGTCCAATTTGAACAGGAGAATCATTATACTCCTGCTCTGTAATAATCGTAGTCGAACGAAGAATCTTCCATTTATACGTCTTATTCTCAACAAGAATATCTAACTCAGAAACAGCACTTTGGACAGGCTCATATAAGTGTGTAGTAAGAAACTCGGACTCTACCGGAGCATTATCCCCTCCCAAATGATAGCAGAGCTTATTGACAAGAAGTTCCTGCCCCTGAAGGAGAACTTTATGATGAGCATTTATACGATTTTTCAGAGAATCAGATAAAAGAAGTTCCGCCTTAACAGGCATCAACGAATTACGTAGTAAATCATCCAATGTCCTATAAAAGCGTTCAAATATTCCATCAGGTCCAGGATACAATAAGGAATATTTCCATTTACCATTATTGGTATGATTTGTCCCCTTACAAGATTCTCCATCCTTACAAACAAATACGAGAATAGGTGCTTGTCCGTCATCTGATGTCGTAATAGGAGTTTGAGGTTCTCCTTCATCGTTGGCACCAGGAAGTCTTAGTGTAGAATTCAGACAGCGCCCGTCTCCAATATAGGGTGCCAAAGTACCACGCTCCACTCCCCTACGATAGTCCTGAGCAGTAATATCATCATATGCACCGTAAACAATAGAATAGGCACAATCCGGACAAGTAATTTCTTTAGTCTTTAAACTACCTCCGATGTAATAAGGGATCGTAGCAGATGCAACCTTCTGCAGAATTCTATCAGTACTGTCATATCCCCATCTGTAAAAAGCGCCATCATCCGGATCATAAAATGCTTCCGGATACTTAGCCTTCAAATCAATTATAGAATCAAATGAGTCTCCATCCTGAATGACCTTCTCAGAAGAGAGTTTTATCTGTTTATACTCAGGTACATCAACTATTGGATACGCCGTAAGCATAGAACTAAGATCGTACTCTGCTTTGGAGGACATGATTTCATTAAAGAGTTCAATACTTACTGTCATATTCGATTCATCCGATACAAATTCACAGCAAAACTTCTTTCGATACACATTCAGAATTGTACTACACAGACAATCAGGAACTAAGTGAGCAAGCAAGATTGAACCATTCACCAAAGAATCAATCGTATTATTTACAAAGACCATATCTTTGAACGGCTCAGTTCGAGTGAAAAAATTCTCTTGGAGAGTATACCCAAAATACGACATGATGCGCTGAAGAAGATAAGAGGAACGAATAAAAGGAGTCATATAATAACCCGGTTCCAACTTAACAGGACTGTCATTAACTGTCTCAGAACGTGGAAATTCATTATAAAAGCCCAAAACTCCGGATGTAGAAGTCACTACTTTTCCATTTACATCCATGTAGTTCATCCGGTTACAAAATCGACGCTGCCCATCGAGTTCAACCAAGATAGGAAAAATAGCAAAATGCGGATTAGAGTTATCAAGTAGTGACTTACAAAATGAAATCCCTTGAGTGACAGTCGATACCCCTGGTATTGTCTCAGTTCCAAACACTTCTGCCAAAGAAGTCTTCGATATCCTGGACAGAAAGGATCCCTCGTTCATGTAAAAGGAGGTGGATATACTCTTTTTTCGTTGAGCACCTAAAATAGCCTGTCTACAAGGCATAAAATACTCTCCATCCTGAATAGTCGCCTGAATGTTAGCAAAAGGTTTCTTGCGATTGGCAAGCATGTCAGAGTAACCGGTAAGTTTACGGTTAAGATCTGTATCCGGTAAATCTAAAGGAAATGTCTGCTCACCATACTCATTAAAGAACAGATTAGGACGTTCAACTTTAAGTTGTGTACCAGAAGTTAGCTGATAGGCCAGACCAGAGGCCGTATTAATAATTTTCATATTCTAAAAGTTAATCGTTTTTTGAACCAATGGAACGAGAGCGTTCAAGAAGCGCCCGCTTCTTATCAATCTCGGAAAGAACAATTGGAGCAGACACTCCATTTTCTTCAATTGAGATAACAGCCATGGCCAATCTCCGCATTAATTCAGGTGGAAGGGTAACACCAATATCCGGATTAGAGTTATCAGGAGGAACCGAAAGCGACTTATCGACAGATCCACCCGAGGAGAAACCGGCCATCCGTGCCCGAATCACCTGATTAAGATCAAGTGTACGGATAGTACCGGCTTGCTGGGCCTGATCGAGTAGATTGAGTATAGGAGCAACCGTGGGATTCTCGACTGCAGCATTACTTGCCACCCACTCCCGAGACTGACCGACCGGTCCCTCTCCTACTATTACCGTGGGACGATCTATGAAGCCTCGGGCATCAGGATCGTAATCAGCACCCGGAAAGAGTTTACCATCCTGGGCACGACGGACATCAATTTTACCACCTTCCTGGCGACCAGTTGCAACGCGAGCTCCACCCTTACTGGAGGAAGAGGATCCGGACAAGGTCATGTTCTTAACCTTCTGACGTTCGGCATTGGCAGATGCTATCTGAGCTGCACCGGTAACCCCCATCAGGGCAGCAGCTATCGCACCGGCAATGGGACCAAGATCGGCAAAGGCTTTCATTATAGAGACCGAGGTATCCGCAATGATCTGAGAGACTTTAATAGCAAAGTTGATATCGGCATACTTCTTCTGGATGTCGAGCTTCTTCTGAGCTTTCTCTTTCTCGAGACGCTCCACTTCCTTTGAATTGCCCTGAGCTGCTTCGATTTCAGCATCGTACTGAGCATCGACATTATCCATTTCTGCTTGCTGAAGTGCCTGAACCGCCCCGGAGAAGAGATTGGAGTAGTAGTCGAATTGCTTCTTAAATGAATCACGCTTCAAGTTCTGGACAGCCTCCTGATATTCTTCTTCTTCCAGATAACCCTGCTCGTGGGCACTCTTCAACTGAGCAAGTTCGGCATCGAAACGCTCCTGCTGAGTGGAAATGCCGTACTGATCTTTAATAGATTGAATACGTTGTTGATGATCCAGTTCAAGTTGTTCTTGTGCACGATGATAGGCTTCAGTCAACTTAGTAGAATCAAGATTTTCCTCTTTAGCCATTTGTAGTCTGGCTTGATAAGATGCTTCAAGAACCTTTTTCTGGGCATCATAATCTTCATCAACAGTAGTTACTTTAAACTGAGATTTGAAATCCTTAATAAGGTCATCAAGTTTCTGCTGTTGAGCTGCCCGAGCATTCGCAGCATTCTGATCAGCGGTCATCACCGCTGCATTAGCCTTCTTGACAGCGTCGGCTTTAAGTTGGCCATTCTTCAGTTCCAGGTCATTGACATCGTTGAGATAACGCTGCTCGATGGCCAACCGGATCTCGGTACTGGCAACATCAAGAGAATACATAAGCATGTCAAATTGCTCCTTTGTTATCTTTTTATCAGACAAAGATTTGGTATAGATCAGCCTATAATTATCTGTAGTAGCTTTTTCTTTGGCCAAATCCTCTTCACGCATTTTTTCAATGCCAGCAATGGCCTGCTTCTCCATATTGACCTCAATATCCAACAGTTTAGATTTGGCAGTAACGATCTGATTCTGGTATTCAGCCTGTTTAGAAGACTTCTTCTCGTTCTTTTTAAATTTCTCAAGAGCAGCGATACGCTTCTCGTAGTATGTCTGATCTGATTTTAATATGGCCAGGTTAACTTCACTTTCTGCCTGTTGCTTCTCCTGACCAGCTAACCGGATCTGGTTGATTTCGGCATTGTGAGTTGACTCGAGGTTCTTTAGAGCGACTGCGTTCGGATCCGACTTGTCTTCTGTAGTATTGGCTTTAGGAAAGCGGGCATCGTAAACTTCTTGGGCTATTTCCCTATATTGATCGGCAGCATTCTTTCCGTCCTTGAGCCAAGCTGACAGCATGGATTTATTCATTTTTGTGAAGCGTTCCCGGGCAGCAGTAGCAGCGTCCGTAGCTGCAATTTCTTTCTGCACCATTTTCTCAATATCGGTACCGGTAAGTTTCTCCAGTTCGGCGTCGATACCTTGCAAATCCTGCCCTAAAGAAGATATTTGCCCTACCATTTCGTCTATTTCAGATTGTGTCAATTCCCGCATACCACTATCACCACTGCGTGACGCACCAGTACCACCTGCCCAAGTAGTACCCCGCTTACGTACAATCTCCAATCCCTTTTTCTCGTTTTCAATCTTCGCACGTTCATCTTTCAGTTGCTGGATCCGCTCACGATTCACATACTGAAGTCGTGCTCTTTCAACTTTCAGAAACTCACGAGCTTTATCAGTACTCAGAGATATAGCATTGCCATACTTATCCCATCCTGTTACAGCAGATGGTACAATACGAGCAATATTTTCAATAAGAGAATTCAGTTCTTTCTGCTCTGTAGCATTCAGATGAACTTTACTCTTCAATTTATCGTACCGGTCAATCAAAGAAGGAAGGGTTCTCTCAAGAGATACTACCTTTTCAAACTGTTCGTCAAAAGTATCGGAAAGAGGTTCTATGGCTTTAGATAAGTCTGTAACAAAATTCTTCATCCAGGTAATTCCCTTTTTGAAAAACGATTCCATCCGCTTGCCAAGTTTATTATAAAAGCTGTCAAGCGTATCACCCAGATTGGACTGCATACCCTCAAGTTCCTGCATCTGTACAGCCATGGATCCGGCAACACCATCGAGCTTTCCAAGCGACAACAAATAGTTTTTAATAGCTTCTTCTGAGTTCTGAACTTCAGTTGTAACACCACGGAAAGTATATTTGACGGTATTTCCATTCTTACTTGCTTTAATACCAAATTCCTTCAGACGCTCGTTCTCTCCGGTCATAGCATCCAAGATGGCCTCTATCAATTGATCAACGTCCTTACCTTGAGAAGAAGCAAGGTCACCCATATTAGTAAGTTCGTCACTGGTGGGCTTAATGCCACGGTTGACAAGTTTAATAAAGGCTTCGGTCCACTCCTTCAGAGAAGCAGGAGTATCAGCAGCTAACTGCTGGAGCATCTTCATTGCTTGAGCAGCTTTCTCCTGGGAACGTAGTGTATTGCGAAGAACTGCTTCGTATTTGGCAAACTCTTTACGTGTTGAATAGGCATTGGTACCGATATCCTTCAGGTAACCGGCTAACTTCACTGTGATAAAAGCAACAGCTATCGCCTTCAGTTTGGATAATGCTGATTTAGTAACATCAAACTCCTGAGATACTTTCTTTCCAGAGCTCTTAAGCTCGTCCATCCGGGAACGCACTGTTTGTAAATGGCTACTGAGTGCGGCATACTCTTCCGGATTGGCAGCCTCCGACATATCTTCAAGTTCAGCGGTAAGCTCCTTAGCGAGCTTCTTTAGCTGGCGCATCGACATAGCATTGACATCGAGCTGTCGGGTGAGCCGATTAATCTTGTCATTATTCTCGGATATGCGTTTGGAGTATGCTGTGACCTCTTTTTGAAGGTTACGATAAGTGTCAGTTTCTTTTTTGCCTTGGGCCTCGAGCTCGACCATCGCCTTCCGCCTCTCCCTCTCTTCTTTTTTAAGAGACTTGTTTTCCTGAGTCAGTGCATGAACGGCTTTCTGGGCTTCGGAACTCTCTGCCGATATGATATAACGGATTTCGTCTTCTGATAAATGTTTCTTAGCCATGGGAATTAACTGTTAGATGTTTCATATTGAAGTGCCTGCTCCAGTTCCTGGCGGATTGAGTTCCGGATCTCGTCATTGAAACCGTATCGGATTTGCGGAAAAGTCTCGTGATAAAGAACTCCCCAGATAGCACGATTGTAGAGAGCCAAGTTACTGCGAATGTGACGGGAGATACGATCGGAACCACGACGATAGTTAATGTCAAGGAAGCGAAGGTATGGAAAGATGCGAATGAAGAACTCTTCCCTGGAATCGGACTCAGTAAAACTAAAAGGTCGCCGGCTGAGATGTGCTTTGAGCTGTCCGGATTGAGTCTTTAGGTTGGCCTGAACAACATTCTCCTGAATGGCATAAATTTGGTTTATACCTTGGGAAATGGTGTCATGAATAAAACGTTTTCTGATTAAATCGTCAGTAATCATAGTGCGCTGAAGTTATTTTTCAGCGAATGTAGGAAGGGGATACAGGAGGGGAAAGGACACAAAAAAAGCCGGGAACTACCGACCGGCTAATCTTTTGTGTAACGGAACTCAAACGATGGTAGTTCCCAAGCTTCTTCTATTTACTATCACGCGCCTGAAGCATCCAGCGAAAATCGCATCCGGATGCCCCCGGACGGTTTTGGAACTTGAAGCCGGCAGCAGTCATTGCCTGGAAGAGTTGCTCCTTCGTAATATTGGCCGAAGGATCCAGACGTTTGATAGCGGTATAAACTTCATCGGTAGAGAACCAATGGGTGGTATGACGAGCGTCCGGAGCAGGACGATAGGTTGCTTGCAATCCAGCTATATAGATGCTGATATCGGTGATTTTCTGTTCTTGATTATCCATGATTAATAGGTTTTTTAAAAGATGATATATGTTGTGCAAGATAACGAAGGTTACGCACAATACGGAGACAATCCTTCTCTGAGTCTAAAACGGCTGGAATATCTTCGGCGATGACGATATCTATAACCTCGTTAATTTGCTTCACTGTTTCATCAACATAATTTTCTTGCTGAAGAAACTTAATGGTTTGAATGGCTTCGGGAGTAATAATTGCTCCATCAACATTAGTGTTCATGGTCAACCTCCTTTTCTTTTTTAAGCGCACCCTGTAATAGAAATATCACTTCTTCAGATTCTTCACGATTGAAAGCTACAATTTCGTTTCCATCAATTTTGATTAAAAATAATTCAGATTTGCCATTGATCCGATAGGTTTCAATCTTATCGACAGCTAATTCCTTGCCTGAAGTCATGATTGACCTCCTTTCTGACTATCAAGTAAAATGGTCTCCTTAGAATTATCTTCTGAAAATGCGTATGTGCTTTTTACGACGCAATAATTGAGATTAAATACAGTATCAGGGCATCCGCACGACATTACCCTCGCAGAGATACAACCGGAAATTTGACTGTTATCGCCACTAAAAATAATTGGTTTAAGTTTGGGATGTTCAGCATTAATTTCATTTACCTTAGCTTCAATTTCCATTTTCAAAGCATCAAGGGAACATTCATCCAGGATAAGAATGTGTTCGAACCGCCGTATCCAGTCAACGAGTTTCTTCCAAGCCCGGTTTTTAGGTGAGATGGTAGAAAGACTGTTTGTAAAGTACATCATGACTGACCTCCTTTCTGCATGGAAATGGTTAAATACTGACCTCGAGCGAGGCGGATGGAGGTAGTACCGTCATCGGAACGGTTAACAAAAAACTCACTACCTTCTTGAGATAGCATGCCTGAAAGCTCACTTAAGAATGTTTGGAGCTTAGACACCGGAACTTTGCCGGATTGGGATTTCTTTTTCATACGAATCATTGTTTGACTTTTAGGCATAAAAAACGGTTGCCATTTCCCGTGTCGTCAAACAATGATTCGTAATCCCGAAGGCTTAAGAATTGGGAAAGAGGGCAACCGCCATTTCATATTTAACATTTTCGTGACATCACAAAAATGATAGAGTATGGGCACAAAAAAAGCCCATCGAATTTCGTAGAGCAATTAACCGAAGCTCACCGGGATTAATTATAATCATTGTTTGACTTCCGCAAAGATGAAAAGAATATTTGAGATAGCAAAAAGAAATGCCAAGAATATCTCACCTAAAAAAAGTAAAATATTCATCATGGTACCATTTTTATTTATTAATTTGTACCCATTATCTTAAAATCTTTCAATTATGGGCAGAAACATGCGTGCATTAATTAATGGACAAACCTTAAGCATCGACAACCATAAACATGGTGATGGAGCTCCTATCGAATTTAAACCAGGAATTCATGTACACAAACGAATGAATAATGATAGATACGCAGGAGCAAATATCAGAATCCCTTTAGCTACAGATGAAGAAATGGATATAGAGCCAAAGGGAAATAATAAACAGAAATTAAGATTAAAACGGGAAATCCTGAACGCTTTTAAAGATAAGAGTAAACGAACATCTTTTGTTCGAGACATGCTAAATGAACTAAATAGGCAATGCACCTTTAAAGACGAATCAGAGAGATTACGTTCATATTTGGATAGCGCTAATAGAATAGCTAAACACTTTGAGCTCAAGCAAGTCGACAACCCTATTGTAAAAAACACAAAGGAAATATTCGAAACATTACATACTGATGAAGAGGGTAACCTTTATTATTTATTACGAGACATAAAAGGAAACAGTATCTATATTGGGGACTCAAAAGATATTGTCGAGAATTGGGATAACATTGATTGGAACAGCTTTTAGATTAAAAAAACAGTTGCCATTTCCCGTTCGCCAAAACATGTTTCGTAATCCCTAAGGCTTAAGAATTGGGAAAGAGGGCAACCGCTATTTCATATTAACATTTTCGTGACATCATAAGAATGACATAATCATCAGATTTAGAAAGGGACTTAATTTTATTTATTCAGCTGTATCAGTCCAGCCAGAACGCTCTTTTGCCAAATTATCCAAAGATTGAAAAAATTCTTCATCAATACTTTCTTTCACAAGTGTCCGAAAGGTCTTTAGATATTTTATGTACTCCTTAGCCTTATACTTAGTTGGAATATCTTTTTTAATTATTGTCCCCCTAATCTGGCGTATTTGCTGATTTATGATATCAACAAAAGCAAGATTGTAACTCCGAGCATCAGAGGTTCTGATGTATCTTGACCTCAATTCTTCTGAACGATTCTTATCTAAATCTGCTTTCAAAACACGTAACCGATCTTTCATTTCTCTTGCAGCCTGAAGTAGGATTCTTCTCCAATCCAATAATATTGTTATATCGGTTTCTTTGAGTACATCATCCGATGTTATATTCAAAATTTTATTTTCAACCATATCATAAAAAAGCAATTAGTAGTAAAGATCGTCACTTCCTTTTTCATCTCTCACCTTTTCTTTATGCTTTTTTTCTTTTTTAGATTGATCATCGACCTGATCATCTTTAAAATTTCTACGAGTATAGATACCAGAATCCATCTCAGTATCTCCACCGAGTTCCTTACTTAACAAGTAATGATAAACATTTTGTTTAGACATACTGGAATTCTCTGTTACCACGTATGCTTGCTCAAATCTCCACCCAAACTGGGACATATAATTGAGAGCATCAACCATCGAGTTGAGCTTGATTTCTTTCCCTGATTTGTCAACCAGAAACTTATCAGTACTACCAGTCCAGAAATGTTTGGCCTGACCAAAATCAATTTCAATTTTCACTTTGGTACCAGTGAGGTTACCAGTACCCACAATTTCACAATAAGCACGCGCAGGATTCCAAGGATCCTGAGCAAACGAACTGATGCTAAATAATAACATCAAGATAAATAGTAAATTTTTCATTAATAATAGATTATTAAGCCATGCCTCAAAGATAACCAT